CGCCCGTTTTCCCTCTCGGTGGGCTGTGGGGGGGGTCCGCCCGGGGCGCGCGGGGGGTCCGTGGCCGGCCCGCGGCGTATGCCCGCCGCCGGCGGCCGTGAACGCCGGCATTGTGCTGTTGCGGCCGCGGCATGCTTCGTAGTGTGCGCGCAGTTCCTCGTAGAGCGGCTTGGCCGGCTGCTTGGGCATGTCGAAGGCAACCGCCCGGGCCGCGCCGGATGCGGTCGGCGCGCAAGGCTCGGATTTCTTCTGCGCGGTGTTGAACCGATAGGTCTGGTTCAGCTTCGGATATTGCGGCGTCACGTTCTTGGCGAGAATCTTCAGGAAGTCATCGTTGTTTGCCATTGGTTTGCTCCTCTCTGGCGGTGGTCAAAAATCGGTTTCGGTTTCGTCGAAGGCATCGGCCTCCGGCTCTGCGATCTGCCAGCGCGGCAGGTCCACATGGTTAATCAAAGGCCAGCCCGTTGGGAAGACATCGGCTGTGCGCGCAGCGTGGATTCTGTGGAGCGTCTCGGTGACGGTCAGGTCAGCCGCAGCCAGATAGCGGTCGGTCAGCATGTGCAGGCCGACCGCGTAGGGTGCTTCTTTCTCGACGGCGACGAACACGAATGTGTGCGCCTTGTGGCCTGCCAGGCGCAGCACCCGCAAATAGAAGGCAGCTTGCAGCGCGTAGCCATATTTCGTGATCTCGCGCGGGAATCCTTCGGGGCTGGCGTCCTGCGTGGTCTTGATGTCGAACACGATGCCAGACTCCGGCATGTATCCGTCTGGGCGGCACTTGATGTTGATGTCCGCTTCTGGATCGTGCGCGAAGAAACTGGCCTCTGCCACGAACGTCGGATCGTTTAGATAGCCGCTCATCACGGGGTGGCTTATGACCGGCTGCGCGATGGCTTGGGCCTTGTCGTAATCGCCTTCGGTCAGTAGGATTTTATCGTCAAGATCAGCAGCCAGTTGCTGTTTTTTCCACTCGTTGCCGCGCCGATCCTCTGGGCCACGGATGACCAGGTCCTTGTGCGGCTCCAGAACGAGCGCGTGGACGGCGCTGCCGAGCGCGAACGTAGCGCTGGGCTTATAGACCTTGTGCCGCCAGTGGGCGAGCGACTTCGCCGCCACCATTTTAACATCGCTGCTGCTGATCGCAGGATGCTGGTGGTATTCCTTGTTGGTCAGGTCACGGATCATGCTTCTTCTCCTCTCGCATGGTCGATGGTAAAATTTACCGAACCGCTCATGGGCGGCCTCGGTGGGTGGACAGAATAGCCGGTGATCGGACCTTGCCCGACGCGACCAGAGGCAAACTTATATTTGAAGCGCGCCTCCATCTCGCCGCCGTGCGTTTCGACAAGGCTGTCCACAATGGCCTTGATCTCCTTCAGTTTCATTTTTTCCTCCATCCGTAATAAGCGATCAGAGCCGCCTCGGCTCTGCCGTCGTCTTTCTTGCGCGTCCAGAGGTGCGCCTGATCTGGGAACACGCTGGCCGCATATGCCCGCGATGCGTCCTTGTCGGTCGAAAGGCCAAAGGTCTTTTTCCATGCCGCTGGCGGGATTTCGTTTGTCGGGACGCCTGCGAAGAACAGGCATGCCCGCATCTCGCCATATGCCTGCGCGATGGTGACGGCATTTTTGATTCCGATCATGCGCGGGAAAAACGGCTTTTCGATCCAGCCGACGCGCACCGCGCCGATCTCGGACAGGATGGCGCGCTTTTCCTCAATGGTCGCTGGCATGTCGTAAACGACCACCGACATGTCGTCGCCGTCCATCACCGCGATTGCGCCGGTCTTGCCGGGGTCGATGCCGAGAAATCGGGCCATCAGATTTTACCCTTAGATTTTCTGATGATTCCAATCGCAAAAATTACAAATGTAGTCATCCAGAGTTTTCCGACGATCTGCCCACCAATAAACTCAACCGACCCGAATGCCATCCAAAGGAAGACCGCGCTATCTATTGCCGCACCGACAAGGCCAGAAACTGCGACGGCTGCGACAAGTCTCTTGTGGCGCAACGGTGCATAAACTGCAAAATCTGCCAGCTCAGACAATAGAAACGCAGAAACTGAAGCCATGACTAGCGCGGTTGGTGAGAACTGAAACGACAGCGCCGCGCCAGCGAGGATGGCCGCAACTGCCCATTTCCAGCCCAATAAGCTATGGACAGCATCACGAAGAACCAGTGCCGCTCCAATCATCAATACACCAGATGGTGCCATAAGGCCAAAGCCAACTGGAACCAGGCATGGGCCATGCGGGTTACATTCCCCAACATTGCCAATCATCCAGTTTGCAATGGGAATTGTTGCCGCATAGGCCGCGACGGCGATATATCCGATCATGTGAAAAGCCCCATCTGTTCTCCGCGCACCTTCCAGCGTGGCGGACATTGCACTGCATCAATCCGACGTGCCATGCGCTCTGGGCATGTCGGAGTGTCTTTGAAGTTTCTGGCGACGTTTACACTGTCAGCAGACGCGAATGGCCATCGGTCACCGCACATTGCCAGTCCACGGAGCATGTGAACCCAAGGGCGAAAACCTCGGCTTTCCAGCGCATTGAATGCTTCATCGCAGCGCCTTTCCCATGCCTCTGAGCCAACTTGCCAGTATGCGCCCGATGAACCGAAGCACAACTTGGCAAATCCCATCTCTGTAATGGCTAGAAGGTGATCAATAGGTTCGCCCATGTGCCACACTGCGCCTGACATGGTGCGTGGATGCGGCCACTCAGCGATCAGCCCAAGGTTTGCATCAACATCGCCATCAATTACATCCGGCACGACCGCCCAATGCGGGTGGGCAAGGCGCGGCTCAACCCATTCGTAGAACCGCGACCACTGCGCTTCTTTTTTCTGCGTGAAGAACGTGAACGCCCCGTTGTCCCACATGACCGATTGACCATGCGCGAGACACCAATCTGCGTCCGCTGGATTGGCGAACGACACGCAGAAATGCTTGCCCGCCATCTTAAGAAGTTCCGATCTCGGCGTCAGAGGTGTGCCGTGATAATGGATCGTCAACTTGCTTCACCCGTCGCGATCTCGCCGCCGCAGGCCATATAGCCACAGCCGTCGATCCAGTTTTCTGGATTGCTGATGTTGCCCTTGGCGCGGGCCAGCTTGAAGAGCGTCATCATCACCGCGACATCGGTGGCCGTGATGTTGACCTCCAGGTGCGCCGACCAATAGGTGGCGATCAGACCGAAGTTTTTTTCAGCATCGCCGTGCGTGGCGGCGCGGTCCTTGGTGACGTATTCCTTGGCGGTGTCCAGAATCTCGGCGCGCTTCATGCGAGATCACCCGACGCCATCCAGTTGGCCTCATCGCGGACATCGTCCAGGCCGGTGATGTCGGCGATGCGATGGCGATAGACCGCCGACGGCATGACGCGCCCCGTCATCCAACGGGAAAGGCTGGAACTGGAGACCGGCACATGACCGGCCAGCCAAGCCAGCTTGCGCCCGTCCTTATCCGCCCATTCTCTGATCTGTTTCTGTGCCTTCACGGCGTCCTCCTGTGCTTGGATGCTTCAGGCATAGGGTCAAAAAAAGTTGATGTCCAGCGCATTTTTCTGTGGCGCGTGGCGAAAATGGCCGTATAGTGGGATCACGAACTAGCAAGAAACATAGCGCAGAGCGCGGCAATCCCGCCACGCAGCGCACCGGCCTCGGAGGTTCCTATGGCTTTTTCTCTTTCTTCGTCCTGCCTTGCAATTGCTCTGGCCGATGAGCGCGGCACGCTCCGCCTGATTGAGCGCGCCTCGCGCTTCGGCGACACCTTCATCGCCATTGCCGATGATCGCGGCACCATCGAAATCGCCGACAACATGGATGCAGCGAATGCCCGCATCCAAGCGCTTCGCGAACGGGCTGCCGCATAAGGCAGCCCACAAACTTATCAACCAAGCAAGAGAGGACCACATCATGAAAATTCGCCACATCATCGCCGACGCCATCGGTGTCGCCTGCATCTTTGGCGCTGGTTACGGACTGCTGCTGATCGGCCACGGGCTGGGCCTGTGATGATCAGCTACATCAATGTTTACCCCGGCGGTGGGACATCGCGCCGTTGCGCCTCCAGACGGTCGGCAGACAACGCGCACGATCAGGTCGCGCAGTTCACCAACCTCGAGCGCCTCTGCGTCTGGCGGGTTGAAAGCGACGAAGCTGGGCGCAACGCAACGATCACCGTGGAGGACGTTTAAAGTGACCAAACAAGAATACCTGCGCGAATACATCGCGCAGAAACGCAAGCAGATCGACGACCTGCGTTTTACCTATGGCGACAGCATTCGCCCGGCATGGGTCGGCGAAGAGATCGGCATACTTGGCGCATATATGGATGCCGCCCAGGAAGAACTTGATCACATGGAAACCAAGAATGCAGACTGAAATCATCATCACAAATGTCCTCGGCACCAAGACCGCTTTCGGCATGTTGGTCGGCAAGTCAGAATCTGTCTTCATCCCCGGCAAGGTGGCTGAGGCGTCGAACGTGCGGATCGGCCAAACGGTGAACGCCATGCTGGTGCCGAACACGCATATGCCGGATCGGACGCCGTGGCTGGCAATCTTCATCGGTGAGCCGAAGGATTCCGATCCGCTGGCCGACAAGATCAAGGTCGATCTGGAACGAGGCGCGGCCACTGCCCAGACGGTCGCCAAGAGCATCGGCTACCCCGTCGAATCGGTAGCGAACAAAATGCGAGAAATGGGAAAAACTGGCGGGCTGGTGCATGACCCCATCTATGCGCTGTCGGCTGATGATCTGATCGAGGATGACGAAATTTGATGCAGTGCCACGTTCATGGAATTGACCGCGCCGAGGCGGCCCAGCACGACGGCTTTTCGGCTGTCAGAGTTTACACGCAATCGCCCAACGCATCGACGCCCATCCTATTCTTCAAACCAGATCGGGCCGACGCCGTCGCCGCCGCGATCAATGCCGCAGTGGCAGAAAGCGAGGCGGAATCATGACCTATTGGACCGTGATGTGGATCACCATCCTGGGCGGGCCTTTTGACGGCCCAGGCTCGTTCGTGGTCTCCCCGTCGCTGGAGGCGTGCGAATCCGCCCTGAACCCTGTCGGCGACACGCTGCCCTACGATCACAGGCTGCTCTGCGAAGAGACGCCGGTGATGTCATCCTCGCTGCGCCCGAAGCGTCGGCCAGAGGGGTTGGGGAAGTGACGGATGAGGTGGCATGCACCCGCACCTGCAAGGGCGGATCGTGCAAGCGGGTGGTCAGGGGCGGCGTTACGTATCGCTGCCCCGGCGCACTCGCAGACGCGCTGGGAGTGTCTCGCGCTGCCGTTCACCAGTCCCTATTCCGGCACGGTGACGCAGAGCATTGTGGTGTCCGCAAGGGCATCAAGCCAGGCACCCGTCTGGGCAACCACCGAAAGCCCATCCGCGTCGGCCCACACCAATGGCCGAGCATCAGCGCAATGGCGCTTGATCTGGGCGTCAACCGCCGCATGCTTGGCTACCAACTTAAGACCGCGCCGCAGGCAGTGCTGGCGCTTGTTATGAGGATCAAGGGATGACCGACGAAGAACTGATTGCATGGTTGCGGCGTGATACCCCGCTGTCGTGGATGTCTGGCGTTGCCGCTGACCGCATTGAGGCGCTGGTGAAGGCATTCGGCATCCTTGAGGACGCCTTGCAGGAAGCTGGTGATGATTATCCCGGATCGTCCATGCAGCATTGGTGCCAGCAACAGGTGAAAGCTGCCCGCGCCGCCCTGAAAGGAGA